TGGAGTTCAGACTCAGCTCAATACGTAAAAAGTTTTGGTATACCGATTAATTACTAATTAAACTCTTATAAATAGTATGAACAACAGGACTATAAAATGGCACGACAGACACTAAACAGAGGATCAGCGGCAAATGACGGAACGGGTGACACCCTTCGCATTGCAGCTCAGAAGATCAATGAGAACTTTTCGGAACTCTATACCAGTATTGGTGGTGATTCGGCAACAACTAGCGTAACACTTACCGCTATTGGTGCTGTGTTCGAAGGTTCGATTGCCGATGGTCACGAGACAAACTTAATCGCGGTCAATCCGACTGGGGATAGGGATGTTTATATCCCGAATGCTAGTGGCACTATCGTGTTAGATTCTGATACGCAGACCTTGACTAACAAGACTATTCTTGTTCCGATAATGACAACCCCTAAGATTCGTGATGCGAACGCAAGTCATACCTACAATGTTACTGTAGGCGACATCAGTGCGAATCGTAACATCGCTCTTCCTGTATTGGGTGCGGGTGATACCTTTGTATTTGAGAATCACACACAAACTTTAACCAACAAAACACTAACCTCACCAAGTTTGGTAAACATCAAGTTGGGTGGTTTATCCGGTGGTTCGTTACTACTAGACAGTTCTAGTAATGAGTACTTAAAGTTTGTTAAGACTGCAAGTGCGGTTAACTTTGTTACCGTCACAAACTCTGCGACAGGTAATGCAGCTGCAATCGATGTTGACGGTGGTGATACTAATATCAGTCTGAAGATTGGTGCAAAGGGTACTGGTGCAGTACAGATTGTAAACAAACTTGTTCTTGAAAAGGGAACAGATGTTGCAACTACAACTGCTGTAGATTTGTCCGAACCATTAACAGTATTTAACTCTGGTAGTCTGATTCTTCCGACTATCGGAGACGGCACTATTCAAGCTGAAGTAAAACACTTCAGTAATGTAGGTGCTGGTGAAGTAAGATTACAAGCAGGAAGTACAACTAAAATATTTGGTTGTAATAACAATGGTTACGTTTCCTTCGGTGAAGGTGACGGATGTATACTAGTATGGAACACAACAAAAAGCAAATGGTTTTTTGTGTCTAATAACGGCACAACAATAGTGAACCCCTAAAGGATAAAAGAAATGGCGATTATTACTAATCCAATTAAAAAGCAAGTGATCCAAGCTCTGAAGACTGATGTCGAGTTATCGAGCACACATTACTTTGCGGTAATTGGTCGTTCAGAAGATTGGAACGCAACTGACACTGCACCGTCCCCACTCAATTCTAGGAAAGAAGAGAGAGATTTCCGTCTGTCTGCACAGTCTGCGAAGAAAGTAATTGACCTTTCATTTGTTGTTCCTCGTTACAACTGGTCTTCTGGTGCAATTTATTCACGATACGATGATGCTGTAGTTGGGTATCCAACACAGACATACTATATCATGAACGACAACAACCAAGTTTATATGTGTATACAACAGGGACAGAACGTTTCTGGTCAAGCACAGGTATCTACGGTTCAACCTAGTGGTAACACAACGGGTATTCCTTTTGACACTGCGGATGGATACATCTGGAAGTTCTTGTACTCTATTGGTGCGTTGGACGCGACTAAGTTTGTTTCTGCAAACTACCTTCCAGTAACATTGGTTGGTACTACCGACTCGGATTCTCCGGCTGCAATCATAGAACAAAAGACTATTCAGAACGCTGCGGTAGTGGGACAGGTTATTGGTTATGCAGTTGATTCGGGTGGTGCTGGTTATTCCTCTTCACCGACAATCACCGTTTCTGGTAACGGAACAAAGGCAAAAGCAAACTCCTTCATCTCTGGTGGTGCGGTAACTAAGGTTACATTGATCGATAGTTCTGGTTTATACACACTTGGTTCTGGATATAATTGGGCAGAAGTTACTATTACTGGTGGTGGTTCTCCAACCAAACCCGCCTCAATCCGTCCAATCTTATCTACTCCATTAGGATTAGGTGGAGACCCAAGAGACGATTTGCGATCAACAGCAATCATGTTTAACACAAAACCTTCTGGTACAGAATCAACTGACTTTATTGTTGGTAATGATTTCCGTCAGGTTGGTCTGTTAAAGAATCCAATGGATTCAAGTGGTAGCACTTTGTTTACAGAAACTACAGGCATAGCTCTGAAGAAAATAAACCTGTCCACAGTGACTGCTGGTTTCACCGCAGATAATACCATCAAAGGTAGTACATCTGGAATCGAAGCAATCATTGACAAAGTTGACAGTTCTAATGTTTGGTATCACCAGACTTCAGTAACGGGATTTGGAAACTTCGCTCAAGGTGAGGCAGTTACAGAAACTAACGGAACTGGTGTTGGTGTATTGAATTCAAGTGTAACTCCATATTATGAACCTGAGATAGATACTATGTCTGGAGAACTACTATATATTGATAACCGTGCTTCTATTACACGTGCTTCAGACCAGACCGAAGATATTAAACTCGTAATCCAAATTTAAGGTTATAACCGATGCCAAAGACATTTACATCCAACGTATTCTCTTCCTCTTATAAGGATGATTTTACCGCTTCCGATAACTACCATCGAGTATTATTTAATAGCGGACGTGCTTTGCAAGCAAGGGAACTTACCCAATTGCAAACCATCATCCAAGAAGAAATAGGGCGATTTGGTCGAAACATATTTAAAGAAGGTGCTGCGGTAAATCCTGGCGGCCCTACTATTACGAACGATTACGAGTTTGTCAAACTAAACACTGCAACCTATTCACTTCCCAGTGACATAAGTACTCTAGTTGGTGTAACCCTTACGGGTGCAACTTCTTCGGTGCAAGCAAAGGTAATTGAAGTAGTTGTTGCAACTGGCAGTGACCCTGCAACGTTGTACGTACAATACATTAACACTTCTTCGGGTTTAGCTGGTGAGAACACAATTCGTTTAGCTGCTAACGAAGTACTAATTAATGCTTCTGGTTCGAATCTACAGATTGCGACTGCTGTCGGTACTGACCTCCCTATCGGTAGAGGTTGTAAGATTGCAAACGCATCGGGTGACTTCTTTACTCGTGGCCACTTCGTGTTCGCGACTGGTCAATCAATCATTCTGTCCAAGTACTCCAGATATCCTACTAAGGTTGTTGGTTTTAAAGTAACAGAAGACATTATCACTGTTTCTGATACCACTGATCTATACGACAATCAGGGTGCCACACCCAACCTGTCTTCGCCTGGCGCAGATAGATATCGTATCCGACTCACACTAACCACTGAAGACCTAGTGGCAACAGACGAAAACTTTGTCTACTACTGTGATGTCGTAGATGGAAATATCGTTGATCAGGTAACTGGTGCTGACGATTATAACAAAATTGCAGACACACTTGCACGTAGAACTAGTGAAGAATCTGGTAACTACATTGTCAATCCATTCACTGTTGACTTTACTGACTCTGGTACTAATACCATTGCTACTATATCAGATGGTGTTGCATATGTCAATGGTTATCGTGGTTCAACCGAAAAACCTACTCCATTAACTATTGCTAAACCTCGTGAAACCGCAGTTGTTCCAAACGAAGTTGCTGGCATCTCTTATGGACAGTATTTCATATGTAACGATCTCAAGGGTAGATTAGACATTCGTACTAATGAGACACTGAATTTATCTACATCAACAACCAACCCTGCCGCAAGTATTATTGGTACTGCGAGAATTCGTGCTGTAGAAGAAGATGGTTCGAACTTCCGTGTATACCTGTTCGACATTAAAATGAACAGTGGTCAAAACTTACGTAACATTAAGACTATTGGCACATCTACAATTAAACGTGCAATACCAGTCTTCGAGGGTGGTAAAGCATTCATCAAAGAGTCTCGACAAACAAACTTGGTGTTTGGTTTACCAAACCCTCGTCCTAGAATCGTTAGTGACGTTGATTTCGAAGTTCAACGAGTATTTGTTGAAACTGCCAGTGGTGGTGCGTTTACACTTAACCTTACTACTACCGGAGAAACATTCGTCAACACTTCTCAGTGGATTGTTGTTAAAGACACTGACGGTGTAGTGGTCACCAATGCCACATTCGGTTCCGTAGGTACACAAAGTCTTACTGTTAGTAACTTAACCAATGTAGCACACACAGTATATGCAAAGGTAAATAAAGCAGCTCCTTCTGTTCGTCAGAAGACTCTTGTTACAACTACAAAGACTGCCGCAGTCGAATCTGATGGTGCTGGTATTTTGTTTGTTGGTTTAGATGTAACAGATATTCAAAGTGTTCAATCAGTAAAACAAACAAATGTTAACGGTGCGGACATCTCGCATCTATTCACATTAGATAACGGTCAACGTGCCGGTTACTATGACAATGGTCGTATGTTACTTGAGACTGGTGCAAGTGCACCGTCTGGTAATGTCTATGTTGGATTCAAACACTTCACCCACGGTGCGGGCGATTTCTTTGCCGTAAACTCCTATATTGGTCAGGTTAATTACGAAGACATCCCAACCTTCAATACTGGTATACGTAACGGTACTGTTAATCTACGTGATGTAATTGATTTCCGCAATGGTGTTAACGCTAGTGGTGTGTTCACAGATACTACTGCAACAGAGATTCCTACAAACGGAGACATCTTCCAAGCAGACGTAGAATACTACCTACCTCGTGCGGATAAGGTTGTTGTTACCAATCAAGGTGAAGTTAAGAACATTATGGGTGAAGCCGGTTTCGGTTCGATGGTTCCTGCTACACCAGAGAACACATTAGCACTATTCCAGTTGCAACACAATGCATATGGTCTAAATGATTCTGATGTTGTTGTTGTACCATTTAAAGCAAAACGATTCACTATGGGTGACATCTCCAGACTGGAAGATAGAATCGATAAAATCGAAGAAGCAACTTCATTGAGTCTTCTTGAACTCGAAACCGCTTCACTACTAGTATTAGATAGTGACGGTAACCCAAGAACTAAGTCGGGATTCTTTGTTGATAACTTCTCAAGTAGATCATTCTCTGATGCTGATAACGTTGAGTATCGTGCTGCCATCGACCCCTCAAGAGGATTCTTATCAGTACCCACTCTAGAAGATGATGTAATCCTTGCATATGATTCCTCTAAGTCAACTAACACTATCATGAAAGGTGATACTGTTTACTTGAACTATACGGACTCTGCAACTATTACACAGACCTTAGTAACTGGTACTGAGAACGTCAACCCATTTGCAGTTATTACTGGTGAGGGTAACATTACGTTATCTCCAGCAACTGATAACTGGTTCCAGACAAAGTACGCCCCAGCAAACATAATTAATGCTACCGCAACTGAGAATGTTAATGTTAATCTTGGTAATATTAACAGTAATATCATCGAACAAGACAATCGAGAGGCCTCTCGATGGAAGTGGGATATAGGTAACTCGTGGACACCCGTTGCCGGTTTTGGTCAGATTCCAAATGAACTTCGTTCGGGTTGGAGAGGAACTCCTGCTTGGAACTGGAGAGGTGTACCTGCCGAAAGTACCAGAGTTGTGAATGTGGGTAACAACAACGGTGGTCGAGACAACCGAGACTTCAACGTTGTTAGGTCTTTCTCCAACCGTATTGTTGTTGGTGAGAAGACTATACGTAAAGTCGTTGGTGAGAAGACTGTATCGTTGACATTCCTTCCCTTCATTCGTGCACGTAAAGTGTTCTTTAAGGCAGAAGGTTTACGTCCTCAGACACGATTCTTCCCATTCTTCGATGGTACTCCTGTTGCAGACTTCTGTAGAGAAGAGACATTTAAACGTTATGGCGCACTTGCAACAGACGTATCATACTCTAACGCAAACCGTAGAGCAACTGCACACCCCCAAGGTGCGTCTAACCTTGAGACTGATGCTAACGGTGTTATTGAAGGTTCGTTCTTTATTCCTTCATCCGAAACCAAACGTTTCCGTGCTGGTACACGAGAGTTCAAACTCTTGGACATTAGTAAGAATGATGACGCAGCTGCGTTATCTCGTGCATCTTTCAACTATACCGCACAAGGTACTTTGGATACACGACAAGAGACTATTACCTCAACTCGTATCACACAGACTAGAACTCGTAGATGGACTACAACAACACGAGTTAAAGTAACTGACCCATTAGCACAGTCATTCTTTGTGACCAACCCTAGTGGTATCTTTGTAACTAAGATTCAGACTTACTTTAAGAGTAAGGACGCTACTGGTATTCCGATTCAGTTACAAATTCGTCCAATGGTTAATGGTCATCCAAGTTCGACTGAGATTCATGCTCAGTCTATTAAGTTCTTGAATTCCTCTGCGGTTGCTATACCGTCTGCACAGACACAAACAGCAGTTACCGCTGCACCAACAACATTCGAGTTTGATGAACCAATCTTCTTGAATCCCGACACAGAGTATGCTATTGTTCTACTTGCGGAATCTATTGAGTATGAAGCATATGTTGCTGAAACATACGCATACGAATTAGGTTCTACCGAGAAGAGAATCTCTCGTCAACCTTCTATGGGTTCATTGTTTAAGTCACAGAACGGTACGACTTGGGAACCAGATCAGACTAAAGACCTTGCATTCAAAATCTTTACTGCTCAGTTTGTTTCTTCAGGTACTGCGGTGTTTGAGAACCGTGATGTAGAACCATCTGCACTGGAAAACAACCCAGTGTACATGAACGCTGCACATGGTGCTGACAGTGACCAAGTAACACTACTATGTTCTAACCACGGTTTCAACTTAGGTGACACGGTTACTGTATCTGGTCTAGTCCCTGCAACAACCTACAACGGTGTCAAAGGTTCGTCTATCAATGGTGCGAGAACGATTACTCGTGCAGATGGATTTGGTATCAGATTCAATGCCGACTCGGCCGCAACCTCTTCAGGTAGATTTGGTGCAGAGTTGATCACAATCGATAAACAGATTCAATATGATGTTGCGTCACCTAACATGACCACACTATTACCGGATGACACTACACTTACTTACCAAACTAAGTTAACTTCTGGTAAGTCACTTGCAGCGGTATCTGGTAGTCAGGTTAAGTATGCTAGGGATACTGCGTACTCAAGTGAAGTTGTTATCGGAGATGAGAACTACTTCGCAACTCCACGATTGGTTGCTAACGCTGCAAACGAAACTGCTGAACTGGGTTCGGGTGAACGGTCTGTATCTGTCAAGGTTGCGATGGCAACGACACGTTCTGCGGTATCTCCGATCATCGATACACAGGGTGCGTCACTATCAACGGAATCGAATCAGATTGATAATCAGATTGCCAGTGGTACTGAGAATGGTGTCAACATCCCATTGACTTACTCTGCGGAAACTAATGCGTTCGGTGGTTCTTCACTTGCCAAACATATGAGTACTGTTGCAACACTAGACTCCCATGCTGTTGGTATGAAAGTACTACTTGCCGCAATAAGACCTTCCGGTAGTCACATCGATGTTTACTTCAGAACAGGTACTGAAGGTACTGATATCTATAGTACTTCATGGACACTAGTTTCACAAGAAACGACTGTTGCACCCGATGATAGAAACTTCCGTGAGTATCGTTACATGATTGGTGGTGATACCGGAACAATAGATGCATTCACTGAGTATCAATTCAAGATTGTATTCCGTGGTAATAACTCATCCAAGGTTCCGTTCATACGAGACTTTAGAGCTATTGCGATGGCAACATAATGGCATCTAGACTAATTAATGTCGCAGGAAACCCGAATTTGGCAAGATGTCCAAGTTCGGGTGCTATTATTAATATAAATAAAGATGAGATAGAAAAATCACGTGCATTGAAGAGTGCTAGACAAAACAAAGATAAAGAGTTCCGTGAGTTGAGACAAGATGTCAATGACCTGAAAGAACTCCTCAATAAACTGGTAGAGAAACTGTAATGGCAAATAAACCGACAATTACTGATATTCAGGATACGTTTACCACATTAGTATCCAACCTAAACATCATCTCGTTGGATTTGGGTGCTGCGGGTCGATTAAACACAAGCGAAGATTCCGACCACACTTCTGCTATCAATGAGTTAGAACTTGGTATTCGTGGTACATCAAATAACCTAGTCGCAGTAGACCTTGCAGACTTTACCGCAAACAACATCGTATCTGCACTACATGAAATTGATAGTGACCTTCACGGTGCTGGTGGTGGTAACGCAAAGGCAGACTTGACAACCAATGCGAATGATATCGTATCAGGTGTTAATGAACTTGAATTGGGTATCAGGGGAACTAATAACGGACTGGTTGCATCTATCCTATCAACTACCGCAAATGACCTAGTATTGGCCATTGGTGAACTTGATAGTGACATTGGTGCAAGACCACACACAACTCTTACAACTAGTTCGAAGAATCTTACTGCTGCGGTCAATGAACATGATGCAGAGTTGGGTACGATCACTGCGGTTGCGATGGGTACAACTGCCTCTACGGTATCAACCGCAATTAAAGAACTAGAAATAGAGATTGATACACTCAATACCTTTGTTGAACCTACACAGTCATTGACCACTACTGCGACAACGGTTGCGGATGCGATCAACGAACACGATGCAGAGATTGGTTCTGCATCTCTCAATACCTCTGCGACCACACTACGTGGTGCAATCAACGAGTTACATACCGAGGTTGGTTCTGCAATTGGTAGTACACACAACACTACCACTGGTAATATTGGTGCATCTCTCAACTCCCTAGATAGTGCTGTAGGTAACCTTGCTGATTTAAGTACAGACATCACTGCGAGTGGACATGGTAACATTGTCGGTGCATTGAATGTTATGCAAGCAGATATCGAAGCACTTGATGCAGAGAATATCGCTTCAAACCAAGCATTGGGTTCACTAAACCTATTAGATTCTGCTGGGTTTGTTGGAGCAGAAAGAACGAATTTTGTAAATGCCCTAAACGCGCTGAGAGCGGACATTCCACTCATCTATAACGCTAGCGGAACTCAACTCAATTAATCGGAGTATAGTGACACCATGAGTAGTGTTCCATTAAAATTAAAAGACACCGCAAACTTCCAAGAGATAACTGCTACAGAAGAGAACTATCTTGCTTATCAGGTAGGTCTGGGTTTTGCGGCACTCGATAGTTCATCTGTAAATCAGTTGGGTGTAAACCTGTCTGGTGACAATCGTACTGTAGGAACCTTTACTGATACTTCCTACGATGATGCTGTCGGAACTCATTCTAATCTTCTTTCGACAACAAGTATATCCACGATAATTAGACAGAAGGCTGGTACTGCCACTATCTCTGGTAACGACTATCGTGTTCTAGTATCACAGAGAGATAGTGACGGTCAACGAATTGTTCAGGAAATGGACGATACCAAACTGAATGTCCTTCTCGATAGAATCAATTCACGAATCTATACGTCAGATTATCCCGGCACTTACAAACTTGCAACGTCTGCCCCCAGTGGAGATTACTCAGTAAATCTTGCTAATGTAATGACAGATACAAGAACTGACGGACATTCTCTTCAGTACAACATCTATCAAAGAAATACCATGACCGCACCAACAACGGTTCGTCCGTTTGCGATTAAACGGTCTAGTGGTCAAACGGGTACGTATCAAGGTCTTCAGGAAATGACTGATGGCCAGATCAAATACTCACTTGGTATTAAAGCAAGGAATCGTACTTCCTCAACTGCGAACTCTATTGGTACATACAAAATACTGAGTTCTTCTACAGGAACCCCAACTAATGCGGGATTCGCTGGTACGTGGCAAGCAAAGGGTACTGCAACAGATACACGTCAAACTGTTAGTAATGTTAACTATACCCGTACCCGTAACTCGACATATTCACGACTAAGAACTTCTACCTATAGTGCAGACTATACTAGAAACCGCAGTAGCACATTCCTAAGAAATTCTACTACTACTCGTTCGAGTACATTTTCTGCCACATATGTAACAACACGAACAAGTTCTTACTCTCCATCATTTGTTGGGGATTACATTGGTAATTTTACTACAAATACTGCGAACACTTACACTCGCACACGGGCATCAACACTTGATTTCCTAAGAACCAGTACGGCCGGTTATACTGGTAATTATGCCCGTTTATTAGCATTCACTGGTAATTTCATTGGTAACTTTACTGGTAACTATCTGGGTCAAAACTTTAGTCGAACTTTTTCCAGAACACTATACGTAAGTGTTGACCAAGAGGAATTTGACTACTCAAGTTTCTATGCCGCTGACTACTCAAGAAATCGTGTTACAGACTCTACGGTTACCTCAACACGGACGAGCACATACACTAGAGGAACTGGTGCTTCTTTCACCGGCAACTACTCAAGTCAAGCTACTTATTTAGGTAACTATGTTGATAATGTTGGTACAACTAGTACGCGTACCAGTCAAAGGGTCACTGCTAACAATTTCGCAAGAAACTTTGCTGGTAACTACGCAAGAGACTTTGTGGCAGGGTATACTCGAAGTTTTGCTAGAGACTTTATTGGTACATCAGTACTCAATTATCTAGGTGACTATACTGGTGACTTTACTGGTGATTTCACTGGCGACTTTGTTGGTAACTTTATTGGTAACTATACAGGTCTTGGTGACTTTACGAGGACGCGGCGGACTTACCACGCAAAAAGTGGTAGTTCGTTTTACTATATTGGTAACTATACAGGTCTTGGTGACTTTACGAGAGATCGTACCGCAAATCGCACGGCAAATTCTACAAGGAACTCGACATCCAATTTTTACCGTAATCGGGCAGTTTATTTTACTGGTAACTTTGCGAGAAACTTCACTTCCACATTTACAGGTAACTACTCAAGAAACTTTGCTCGTACTCGTTCAAGTAACTTTACGGGAGCATCTTCATTTACAAGAGACTTTGTTGGTAACTATCTAGGTAACTATTCCAGAGTATTTAGCGCAAACTATGCAGGTAATTATTCACGAAACTTTGCGGGTAACTACACTGGTAACTATAATAGAAACTTCATCGGGAATTATGCTAGAACCTTTACAGGTAACTATGCTAGTACAACCATTGGGTCAGGTAACGAAAACATAGAGACCTACACCATGTACGTAAGAATTGTATAAATAGGATGATATGGGAACTACCACACTAAAACTCGAAGGCACCAATGGTGACCTTAAAGAGATAACTACCTCAGAAGAGAACTATCTTGCTTATCAAGCAGGCCTGCATCTCTCTGCGTTAGATTCAAGTGACGTGGCATCGATTACTGAGGTCAGTACTAATAACACTATAATTGGTGCATTTACTGATACTAGGTATGATGATGCTTCTGGGACACACGGGTTTACAGATGGCAATGCTCCGGTGCAACAGACGATAACCTCATTATATCAAAGAGAGGGGGTGACTGATTTTGCGGGAGACTCTGCGGCATATAGATATCCTCTAGAGTTCACCGACAATAGTGGAACACCCGAATTACACGAATTAGATTCCGCAGAAGTTGATACAATAAGTGACCGTCTCCTATCTCGTATCGCAGTATCAGAATATCCTGGCGTATATAAACTTGCGACATCTGCTCCCACTGGATATACCACATACAAGTCAAATGTATTTTCGGATAATTTGCAGACAGGTGTATCTGGAACTACGTACAATATCTATGTAAAGAACACAATGTCGGCACCGACTGCGGTGAGACCTGTTGCTATCAAGAGATCAAGTGGACTGACAGGCACCTTCCAAGGTGTCCAAGAAATGACTGATGCCGAGATACGATATAGTTTTGGTTCAAGGGTACAGTCACGCATCTCAAATAGCAGTGCCGGTATTGGTACATACCAGATGCGGAGTTCCGCACAGGGTGCGCCATCTGACACGGGTACTTGGTCAAACCGAGGTACAGCATCAGACACTCGTTACAACACAGTGAATACTGACTATGCGGCCGCATACACAAGAACTCGTTCTAGTAACTATGTTGGTAACTACAGTAGAAACTTCGCAAGAACCTTTGCGGGAACATTTACTGGTAACTTTGTACTATCTTTCATTGGCAACTATACAGGTAACTACTCAAGAAACTTTGGGGGAGACTATACGGGTAATTATGCTCGTACTTTTGTTGGTGACTATATAGGTAACTATGCTCGAAACTTTGCGGGTAACTATATTGGTAACTACAGCAGAAACTTCTCTGCGGTGTATAGTAGAACTCGTGTAACTGATTACGTTGGTGACTTCACTGGTAACTTTACTGGTAACTACTCACGTGACTTCTCGGCAGATTACCAAAGAACTCGTGCAACAACCTATACAGGTAATTATGCGGGTGACTACTTAGGTAACTATGTAGGTAACTATGCTCGTGCATACTCTGCGGATTATCAGAGAACACGTACTGCTGTGTTTACTGGTAACTTCTTGGGAGACTACGTTGGTAACTTCTTAGGAGACTATACTGGTAACTTCTTAGGAGACTATACTGGTAACTTCGTAGGAGACTACGTTGGTGACTTCGTAGGTAACTATGCAAGAACACGTACAGCAGTCAATGGTGCTTCATATGCAAGAACTCGTACAGCAGGGGCTTCATATGCAAGAACTCGTACAGCAGGGGCTACATACGCAAGAACTCGTGTAGCAGGGGCTGCATACGCAAGAACACGTGCAGCAACCGCTTACTATTCTCGCACCATCACTCAAGGCAAGAGTGGTAGTCAAACTTACTCTTATTCCAGAACACTGTATTATGTAGGTAACTATTCCAGAAGTTTATACTATGTTGGTAACTATGCCAGAACACTTTACTATGTTGGTAACTATGCCAGAACACTGTATTATGTAGGTAACTATTCCAGAAATTTATACTATGTGGGTGACTACGCAAGAACACGTGCTACCAACTACCAGAGAACTCGTGCCACCAACTACCAGAGAACTCGTGCTACCAACTACCAGAGAACACGTGCTACCAACTACCAGAGAACACGTGTAACGAATTACACTGCTTACTACTTAGGTAACTATGTTGGTGACTATGCTCGTGCA